CCTGTGGTGCCGTGCAGCAGGCCGGTCCATTCGGGACCGAGGTCGGATGCGATGAGCAGCGCCGTGTCTTTGCCACGTGGTTCGTGGGCCAGTTCGCCGTGGCGCATCCGTGCACAAGCGACAGGGTGGGACAGAGGGACGACAGCGAGCTTCACGAGAGGCGGCGATGACGGCACAGCTCATGCCAAAGAGGGGGAGTGGGGCGGCAGAGGTTCTCCGCGAGCCTGAGAGAGACGGGCAAGCGAAGGCGTGATATTCCGCTAGGCAGCGGCTGGCAGAAATGTTTCCACCTGGCCCAGGAGGGTCCAGTGATGACCGCGAAGCCGAGAATCACCATCGAGCTCGAGCCAGGGAACTACCTCGTCAGTGTGCACCCGTCCAATCGCTCTCGCGTCTGGCGGGTCGGGACGGATGGGACGATCACCGGCCACGGGAACAAGATCCGGCGTGCGGCGGTCTGGCACGCGCTTCGGGAACTCACCATCGCCGCCGAACGCGAAGAGGGGATCGTCTGAAGGCTCCGAAGGCGCCCATGTCGATCCGCGCGTTTGCACGATGGCGCCGGGTGTCCCATACGGCTGTGCAGCGCCGGATCGCCGCGGGCGCGCTGCCGACCTCGGCGAAGAAGGTCAAGCGGCGGTGGGTGATCGTGGACGCAGCGAAGGCGGTGACCGAGTGGGAGGCGCACACACGCCCCAGGGTGGCCGCCGCGGCCGCGAACGGGGGGCCGGCAGCGGTGACAACGCCCTCGGCGCTCGCGGTCGCCACGCAGCGGGAGCGCGACGCGCGGGCGAAGCTGGCCGAGCTCGACTACGCGCGGAAGGCGCGTGACCTGGTGCCGGCGCGCGACGTCGAGACGCGGTGGGCAACGCTGGTGGTGGCGGCTCGGACGACGCTGCTCGGGCTCCCGACCCGCGCCAAGCAGCGGCTGCCGCATCTCAGCAGCCTCGACCTGGTGGAGCTCGACAAGCTCGTGCGCGAGGCGCTCGAGGAGTTGGCGACGGACGACGAACGGGAGAAGGGAGAATCGTGATGCTGACGACGGTCGAGAAAGTTCATCTTGCCGAGCGCATGGCCATGGCGTTCGTGGTCCAGCTCGATGAGGCCCTGACCGACGCGGTAGGAGAGGCTGTGGAGAAGGAGCGCGCAGCGTGCGCGAAGGCGGTCTGCGAGGGCTGCGCGGAGGGATGGCCCACTGAGGAACTCGATGGCGACCTGCTCCACATCCTGCCCGAGGCGATGTGGAAGCCGACCGAGTACGGCCCGGGGAATCGAAGCGCATGTGAAGCCGCCGCGATCCTGGCGCGGACATGAACGAATTCACGGCAGACGGGATTGTCATCGCGATGACCTCGGGCTTCGCCATCACGACGATCGCCCTCACGGCCATCACGATCTGGCTCGTGGACAAATGCGATCGGCAGCAGCGCCGACTCGACTCCATCGAATGGTATCTGGAGATGGACTCGGCGAGTCGCCGACCGGCGCACGCCCCGCCACCACCTCCACCGTTCACCAGGAACACATGAGTTCCCTCGCCGCCCTCGAGCACCGGGTCCGCCAGCTCTGGCGCCCGCCGCCACGGCTGGCCCTCTCCGAGTGGGCCGACGCGAAGTTCGCGCTGCCCGCCGGCGACGCGAACGCGGGACGGTGGCGGACGATTCCGTACCAGCGCGAGCTGATGGACGCGATCAGCGATCCCGGGATCGAGCTGGTCACGGTGATGAAATCGGCGCGCGTGGGCTACACGCTCGCCTGCATCTGCGCGGGCACGGGCTACTTCATCGAGCACGACCCGGCCAACATCCTGCTCGTGCAGCCGACGATCGACGAGGCGAAGAAGTTCAGCAAGGAGAACATCGCCCCGACGCTCGATATCCCGGCCTTGCATGGCCTCGTGTCCGAGGTGAAGTCCCGCAGTAGCGACAACACGATGACCCTCAAGCTCTTCCGGGGTGGTCTACTCGCGCTGGTGGGCGCCAACAGCCCTCGAGGCTTCCGGCGCGCCTCATATCGCATCGTCTTCTTCGACGAGGTTGACGGCTATCCGATGAGCGCCGGCACTGAAGGCGACCCGATCGCGCTCGGCATCCGGCGCACCGAGTACTACTGGAACCGTAAGATCATCGCGGGATCGACGCCCACAATCACAGGGCATAGCCGCATCGAGCAGCTCTTCGAAGAGGGCGACCAGCGCCGCTACTACGTGCCGTGTCCGGCGTGCAGCGCCTATCAGGTCCTCAAGTTTCCAAGCCTGAAGTGGCCGAAGGATAGTCCCGAGGACGCCCACTTCGTCTGCGAGGCGAACGGCTGCACGATCGAGCATCGCTCCAAGCGGGACATGATCGAGGCCGGACAGTGGCGGGCCGAGAAGCCCGAGAACTTCACGGAGCATAACCGTCACGCGTCGTTCCACATCTGGGCCGCCTACTCCTACAGCCCCAACGCGACCTGGGGGCAACTGGCCTCCGAGTTCGTGAAGGCGGTCCGCAATCCGCTGACGCACCGCACGTTCAAAAACACCGTCCTCGGGGAGACGTGGAGAGAGGCGGTGGTGCGGATGGACTGGCAGGTCATCGCGCGCCGCCGTGAGACGTACACGATCGGCACCGCCCCGCGTGGCGTACTGCTCCTGGTGGCCGGCGTCGACGTGCAGAAGGACCGCCTGGTCTACGAAGTCGTCGGGTACGGCCGTGGCAAGACATCCTGGTCGATCGACGCCGGCGTGCTGGCGGGCGACACGGCCGATCTCGAGAAGGGGCCGTGGCCCCAGCTCGACGCGCTACTCGCGCGAACGTTTCCCCACGAAGCGGGCGTGGCGATGGTCATCGGGCGGCTCGCGGTGGACAGCGGCTACAACACGCAGCACGTCTGCGCGTGGGCGCGGCGGTATCCGATCAGCCGCGTGATCACGGTCAAGGGGCAGCCAGGGCTCGCGAGCCTCGGGCTCGGGGTACCGAGGGCAGTGGAGGTCAGCCAGCGCGGGCAGCGCATCAAGCGCGGCCACAAGATCTGGCCGGTCTACGGGCACGTCTTCAAAGACGAGCTCTTCGGCTTCTTGCGCCTGGAGCGTCCGCTTGACGACGAGGCGCTGGCCCCGCCGGGCTATCTGCATTTTCCCGAGTACGATGAAGAGTACTTCCGCCAGCTCACGGCCGAGGAGCTGCTGCCATCGCGGGATGGCCGGCGGTATGAGTACATCCAGATCGAGGGGCGCGCGAACGACTTCCTGGACGCGCGGATCTACGCGCGCGCCGCGGCCGCCGCACAGCAACTCGATCGGTTCAGCGAAGCCGACTGGCAGGCTCTCGAGCGGGCGACGGGACAGGAAAGCCCGCCGGTGCCTGCTGCGCCAGAGGAGGCAAGCGGACCGGCCACAACGCCGCCAGCACCTCGCCGGACGCCGTGGCTCGCGCCTTCTCGGGGCGGGTGGCTGAGGCGGCGATGATGCCTGACTGGCTCCGGCGCATCCTCGCGGCGATCCGGCCGCTGCTCCCGAGGACGTTCGTCGGGCAGATCGAGATCAACGTGTTCGAGGGCGGGATCTCGAACGTGAATGTGAGGCAATCGTTCAAGGACGATCCGCCGCCCAACATGTGCTAAAGTTCTAACCGTTCCGGGATACTCGGACAACCGAAGCCCGGAGGGCGCCATGCTCTCCGGGCTTTCTCTTTTCTCAGGGGGGGTAGCTGATGGCGTGGGATCAGGCAGCAGTCGATACCCTAAAGTCCGCCATCGCAAGCGGCGTGTTGTCAGTCCACTTTGATGGCCCGCCGTCTCGTTCAGTTACCTACCAGTCCATTGAGCAGATGCTCCAGGCTCTCTCCCTGATGCAGAAGGAAGTTCAAGGTGATTCCGCAGTGACGTACCGCCTCGCGGCCACGAGCAAGGGGGTCTGACAATGGCGAAGGAACCCGAGAAGTCGAAGCGCCCGAGCATCGCCGTCCCGGCTGAGCAGGGCGAGTTCAGACACCTCTCGGAGGGTGCCGAGGCTGAGTGCGTCACGGGCTATCGCGAACCGCACTGCGAATGCGGGGCCTATGATCTGGAGTGGTTTATCGCGGCCGCGGAAGTGAAGACTCTGGAGTCTTGATGCTCTCCTGGTTTGACCGACTCACGATGGCTATCGCCCCGCGGTGGACCGTCAAGCGAGTCCGGGCGCGGATCGCCGGCGAGCTCCTAACGCGCCACTACGAAGCCGCGTCTCCTGGCCGGCGCACACAGGGATGGCGCAGGACCTCGGCTGATGCGAACACCGCGATCGGCTCGGCCGGCGCGATGCTCCGCGATCAGGCTCGCGATCTCGTCAGGAACAACGCGCACGCCGAGTCCGCCCTGACGACGATCGTCGACCACACCGTCGGCTGGGGAATCGTCGCGGCACCGAAAAAGGGCTCGGCGAAGAAGGCGCCGAGCAACCTCGCGCGCGAGCTCTGGAAGGCATGGGCCGAGACGAAGGCGTGCGACGCCGACGGTCGTCAGGACTTCTACGGGCTCCAGGCCCAGGTCATGCGAACGGTAGTCGAGGCCGGCGAGTGCCTCGTGCGCAGACGCTGGCGGCGCCCCGAGGACGCGCTTCCAATCCCGATGCAAGTCCAAGTGCTCGAGCCCGACTTCCTCGACACCACAAAGACAACCGCGCTCCCGAACGGCGGCAAGATCATCCAGGGGATCGAATTCGATCCGATCGGCCGCCGCGCGGCATACTGGATGTTCCCCGACCATCCGGGCGCGACGTTGTTCACCTCGTTCATCGGCGGCGCGTCGCAGCGTATTCCGGCCACGGAGATCCTCCACGTCTTCAAGCCCGGCCGGCCAGGAGCTGCGCGGGCCGCAACATGGTTCGCCAATGTCATCCTCCGCATGAAAGACTTCGACGAGTACGACGACGCCACGCTCATGAAGCAGAAGATCGCCGCATGCCTCGCGGTCATCACGAGCGACATCGACGGCACGTCACCAGCACTCGGCACCAAGGACGATTCGAGCCAGCCAGGAATCGACAGCCTCGAGCCCGGCATGATCATCAACGCGGCGCCGGGGCGGTCCGTCACCGTCGTGGACCCCCCGACGGTCAGCGACTACGATCCATACACGCGCGTGCAGCTTCGGACGATCGCCGCCGGGCTCGGCGTGACGTACGAAGATTTGACGGGCGATTATCAGGGAATGCCTTTCTCTGCCGCCCGCATGTCACGTATGCGGCATTGGGCCCGCGTCCACGCCTGGCGCTGGCGGATGCTGATCCCGCAGTTCTGTGATCCGGTCTGGGGATGGGCGATGGACGCGGCGGGCGTCATGGGGTTGGCGGAGAAACCGACAGCCGAGTGGACCGCGCCACCGATGCCGATCCTCGATCCTGTTCAAGAGAGCACGGCCTATCAGCGCCTCGTCCGAGTCGGGGCTCTTTCGTGGCCCGAGATGATCAGAGAACGCGGTTATGATCCGGAAGCAGTGTTGGCTGAGATCGCTGAGTGGAACGCGAAGTTCGATGCTCTGGGGGTCATCCTGGACAGCGACCCGCGCAGAACCAGCCAGCAGGGGCAGGCCGTTGAATCTATCGCACCAGCGGCGGAACCGGCGACGACCAACGGGAACGGAAATGGAGCGAACGCATGATCGAAAAGGGAGATCTCACGAACCGCGCCATAACGGACCTGCGAGGCGCCGATGCCGTCGAGGCCGACATCCGGCGCGTCAAGGGCCACAAGTCTGAGCCGGACGGCGCCATATCCGCCGAAGAGCACGCAGCCCGGATTCTCGCGGCGCGCGCGGTCCCGCTGCTCCCGGGCCCACATCTTCATTGCGGACACTGCTTCGGCGAGGGGCGCGATGCGGCGATCCGCGCGCTCGAGGGCGCGACCCCTGAGTGATCTCACCGACCGCCAAACACTAATCTTCAGCATCGTCACGAAGTACGTCCGCCTCACCGGCGTCGGCTGTCCTGCTAGTGTGGTCGCGACGACGCTCGGCATTCATCATGAGGCGGTCCGCGGTCATTTCCTCGCGTTGCATCGAAAGGGCTGGATACGTTCTTCCGGCTCGCCAGCGCTGCCGCTTCGCCGAGCTCCGGCAGCGGCGATGCGCGCCATTCAGATCGTGCCGGCGACGGCCAACGGCACAAGCAGAGCGCCGCGGCCGACTGCCCAACAGCGCTTTGACGTGCTGAAACGCGACAAGTTCACATGTCAATATTGCGGCCGTAAGGCGCCTGACGTGCCTCTAGTGGTCGATCATAAGGCCCCGCTAGCCGACGGCGGTCGTAGCGAAGAGTCGAACCTCGTAACCTCTTGTCAGGACTGCAATGCTGGCAAAGCTGCCGCATCGCTCGAGCCCCACCCGGTAATAGCCGCCTCCGCTACATAGCACAATCGGCGACTAACGAACTTCGCCGCCCACCGTGCATGCTTGTTCGCACATGGCGAAGCGCCTTGTCGCTGTCCTTGAGGGAACCAATGATCATGTAATCGACGCCCTACCTTCGTTCACCCGCGAAGCTGAGATCCGCGCCGAGACGATCAACGAGGAAGCCCGCACCGTCGAGGTGACATGGACGACCGGCGCGCGCGTTCTTCGTTCGCCCTGGTTCGGCGAGCGCTACTACGAGGAGCTATCACTCGCCCCGAGCCATGTCCGCATGGATCGCCTCACGAGTGGCGACGCGCCCGTACTGGCAGCCCACAACGGCTATTCGCTCGACGCCGTCATCGGCGTCATCCAGTCCGCTCGGCTCGAGAAGGGCCGCGGTGTGGCCACGATGCGCTTCGCCAAGGACGATGAGGACGCCGACCGCGCCTGGAACAAGGTTCAGCAGCGCGTTCTGCGCAACGTGAGCGTCGGCTACCAAATTCACAAGGTCGAAAAGATCGAGGGCGGCGAGAACAAGATCCCGACCGTCCGCGCGATCGACTGGGAACCATACGAAGTCAGTGTCGTGCCGATGGGCGCCGATGCCGGCGCCAAGATTCGAAGCGATCAGCAGGCCAAGACCAACCCGTGCGTAGTCATGCGCGCGGGCGGGGGGACAACGATGGACGAGCCAACTGCCGTCGCCACCACGCCAGCCGCACCTTCCGTCGAGCCCCGCGGGCCAAGCACTCATACGGACCCCGGTGCCCCGACCGCCCCCGCGACCACGCCGGCCGAGCGCGCTGTGGGGCAGACCGAGCGGCAGTCGGGCGCCGCAGATGAGCGCGCGCGCTCCGAGGGTATCCTGCGCGCCGTCACGAGCGTCGGCCTGGCGGTGCAGATGGCGACGGACTTCATCGCCCGGGGCGTCAGCCTGCAGGACGCGCAGGCCGCCGTGATCGAGGAAATGTCTCGCCGCGGGCAGGCCGATGTCGGCCCAGGAGTAGGAGCGACCGGCATCCAGATCGTCCGCGATCAGAACTCGCACGTTCGGGCGGGCATCGAGAACGCCCTGCTCCACCGCGTGAAGCCGGAGTGGTTCCCGCTCGACGCCCTCGGCAAGCTCTACGCGAACCGGCGGATGATCGGGCTGGCCGAGTGCTGGCTCCAGTCCTGCGGCGTGAGGACGACCACGATGTCTACGCTCGACATCGCGGGCCTGGCGCTCGGCCTCAACATGCGGCAGGGGCTCCACACGACCTCGGACTTCGCCAATCTGCTCGCGGACGTGATGGGCAAGACGCTCCGGCGCGCCTACGACGAGGCGCCGCAGACGTTCGGGCCGATCACCTCTCGCAAGGAGCTGACCGACTTCAAACCAGTCAAGCGCACGCAGATCTCCGAGGCGCCCGCGCTGGACCTCGTCAACGAGAACGGTGAATTCACCTCGGGGACGATGGGCGATGCGAAGGAGCAGTACCAGCTCGCGACCTACGGCAAGACGTTCGGCATTACACGCCAGGCGATGGTCAACGACGACCTGGACGCCTTCACGAGCCTCGCGGTGAAGTTCGGACGGTCGGCGCGGCAGAAGGAGTCTGAGCTCGTCTGGGTCCAGATCACCAGCAATCCGAACATGGGCGACGGCGTGGCGTTGTTCCACGCCACGCACGCGAACCTCTCGGCCACGAGCGACGCGATCGCCCTGGCGTCGATCGGCGCTGCGTGGGCCGCGATGGGCCTCCAGAAGGGCCTCGCGGGTGTGGAGTTCCTGAATCTCACCCCGGCCTATCTGATCGTGCCGAAGGCCAAGGAGACCATCGCGAATCAGTTCGTCAGCACGAACCTGCTCGCCACCCAGTCCAGCAACGTGAACCCGTTCGCCGGGAAACTGACCGTCATCGCGGAGCCCCGGCTCGACGCGGCGAGCGTGGTCTCGTGGTATCTGGCCGCCCCGATTGCTCAGGTCGACGTCATCGAGCTCGGCTTCCTCGCTGGTGGCGATGGGCCCATGGTCGAGTCGCAGATCGGCTTCAAGGTCGACGGCATCGAGGTCAAGTGTCGCCACGACGTCGCGGCGAAGGTGATCGACTGGCGGGGCCTGTACAAGAATCCGGGAGCCTAAGCCCGGCGCCTGACGGCAAGGAGAACACGCGATGAAGAATTTCGTGCAGCCCGGAGAGATCGTCGAATTCACGGCACCAGCCAACGTGACGTCTGGCACCGGCGTGAAGATCGGGGACATCCTCGTCATCCCGACCGTGACCGTGCTCAGCGGCGCCAAGTTCACCGGCGTGCGCATCGGCGTCGTCGACCACGCCAAGCTGTCGGCTCAGGCGTGGACCGAAGGGCAGCAGGTGAACTGGGATGACACCAACAAGCGGTTCACGACGGTCACGACCGGAAACTTTCTGGCGGGAGTCGCTGCCGCCGCCGCCGCCAACCCGACGGCGACCGGCAAGGTGATCCTCCGCGGCGTGAACCTCGGAGCGGCCCTGGCGTAAGCCGGCGCCAGGCATGCATGGCCGATCCGCGCGCCCTGATCGATCCAGTCATCTTCGCCGACCCCTGGCTCGGCGGTGTCGCCGTCACGATGACGCCGCCGGGTTCGTACCAGCATCCCGCCACCGTCATCTTCGGCTCGACCAACGCTGAGTTCCCGCCTGGTGCCGAGCTGGCCCAGAACGAGACCAGGAAGATCATCTGCTTCCGCCGCTCGGAGGTCCCGAGCGCGCCCCGCGGCACGTTGATCAAGGTCGGCCCGCTCGAGCGCTATACGCTCGACACGATCCTCACTGAGGACGGCGAGGTCGTCCGCGCCGTGGTGAGGCCGGCCTGATGACGATCCCAGTCCTCAATGGGATATTCGAGGGCCAAGTGTTCGCGCGGCCGATTGTCCATGCCAGCGGGTTCCTGACCGATGAGAACGGGATCATCCGAGCCATCAACCGGACGCTGAAGGATGTCACGGCGATCGGCAATACGGAGCTCGTTCCGGTCCAGGCGGGCCTCAAGATTCGTGTGCTCGCACTCTTCTATCGGTCGGCGCTCGCCGTAGCAGTGCAGTTCAAGAGCAATCCCAATAACAACATCAGCGCCTCCTATTCCCTCGGGATCAACGACGATGTCGTATGGCCCTACAACCCACA